CCATTTACTATTGCTGTCTAGATGTGGATTCACTCTAATAAAAAAATCTTCAGGTAAGAGAGTTCCATTAGTCTCTGTGTTTTTTGCCATATCTCAATTCTCCTTTTAACTTCCTACCAGTAAACTTTATCTTTACAGGATGTTCATTTTTACCTTTTTCTTTTAACCAATCTTCTGGTACAATTCTATCATAGTATCTAAATCCATACTTAATACACCATTGTGCATAAGTGGACTTTGCACCTTTACTTAATCTAGAACGACTATTTGTGAATACAAATCTAATGTCAAGATTGGGATGTTGTTTTTGTATAGCTAAATGTTTTCTTCTATCAGCAGCTAAAAACCTTCCTTTGGTTTCAATTATAATTCCATTTTGTAAGATGAAGTCGGGTGTATAAGTTCGGTAAGCTAAATCTTCCCATTCTATTTTAATACTTTCATAAGAATACTCACACTTCTTTTTCTTTAAGTATAAAGATAACTTATACTCTAGACCACTTCTATATCCATATTTCTTTGCTTGTTTGCTTACTTGATAAATATGCAACTATTCACCTTTAAGCTTTATATATTGTACCATTTTAGGTTCTTTGGCTTGTGACATTTGTGCAGGTAATTCACGAAGAGTTTCCCAACATGTATTTCTAAATTCACAGAACGTACAATTTTTATTAAGAACCATATTACCTGTGGGTATCTTTCTAAAGAACTCAGGTTCAGGTGCAAAGCATCGTTTTAGTTCCTTCTTCTCCGCTGCTTTTATAGTTTCTTTTATATTATTTATTTCTTCATCCAAGTCCATATTAGAAGCAGAGACATATTTAAATTGACCATTAGCTTTGTTGACAACCCACCAACCACCAATCTTCTTGCCTGAAGCTTTAACATACCCAGCTAGTTGTCCAATATAACCAAAACTATCACCACTCTTTAAACTTTCAAATGACTCAAACTTATACTTGTATGACCAATCAGATGCTGATTTAATATCATCTACAGCATCATGTAATATTATGTCATACGTTCCAGTAACAGTTGTAGCATCATCTAACTTTAATTCTACTTCTGTATTATCTTGGTATTTCATGCCTGCTTCAGTTAACAAACCTTTGAATACAGCTTCAACTATGTCACCTAACATCATATTCATAACGAATGTTGTAGGTTTGGGTAAAGCTTTTTCTGGGTGGTTCTTTTGAAACCAAAGCTGACATGAAGGTCTACCAATATTAGAGATACGATATCTAAACTTATCTCTTTTATTACCACCAGCAAATTGACGTTTCAAAGCATCTTTTATTTCTTCGCCTATTCTCTCTATAGTGGATTCACTCATGTGAGTTTCACCTTGAGTGGCATCTTCAAGATACTGATGAATCGCCAATTCTGCTGGATGGTTCATTATGCTACCTCTTCAGCAGAGTCTATATCAATGAAGTCATCTACAGTGTCCATATCTTCTTGACTTATGTTGCTTCCATTATTAATGCTCCATTCATTAATTATATACTCATTATAATTCTGAATCCATGAAACAAAATCAGCAAACATTGTTTGGTCTGTGTCTGTAAGAGTCACTTTAGTTGCGACATCTAAACTTGGTCTTGGAAGATAGAACGAATTACCATTAGGTAACTTCCTCTCTTCTGTGTTTAGCACAATGTTGTGTTGCACTGGTAGTCTCTTCATTTGTGCTAACTTAGCAAAGGGAGCACCCATAATTTTGAAAGCATCACGGTTATCAATTTCCCAAATAAATGGAGACTCCTGCAACTCAGTGGACTCACCCTTATCATTGGTAGTATTCTCTAGAGTTATTAATCCAAATATAACACGCACTCTTTTAATTTGTTTTAATAAATCTTGTTGAGCCACTGGTAAAGATTTAAAATCCTTGACATATCCTGCAGGCTTACCACAGTTAAATGTACCTTGATTGTCTTTTAAATCTATATTCAAACTATCAGCCATAACAGTTTTGTGATATGTGCCCATAGGCTCACCTGCTTTGGCATTATTATTTTTAATGAACCTTTTATACATAAACCTTTGCATAAAGGGTCTGATAGTTGCTGATGAACCATAATAGGTTTCTACTTCAGGTTTGTCTAAGCGATATGTACCACCATTGACAACCTCAACCTTAACACTCTTACCGTTCATATCTGTCTCACCCATAATTGGAGAATGGTTTATTCTCAATCTAGGTAAGGTATTGCTCTTCTTAGTTTCAGAAGAACTTTCTCCTGCGATACCCATAGCTTTTGCCATTGCGGCATAGTTATTTGTATCAATAGTTACTAAATCACTCATGTGTGATACCTCTCTTTCTTTTAAGTTTCATAGTTATATCATGCGACATCTTTTGTGTCAAGCCAATTGTCACCTATTTTTGCCTCTAAAAGCAATGGAACATTTAAATCAATAGCAAAGTTTAACTCTACTAATTGTTTTAATTCATTATTTATTTCTTTAATAGTATTAATTACTCCATCAATCTCATTTGGATGAACATCAACTACAACTGAGTCATGTACACTGTTCACTATACAAGACTGAAAGGAATCAAGTTTTTTTTCCATATGCATAAGAACTAAAGGCACTATATCAGCAGTAGCGAATGATTGTACAGGATAATTTTTAATCTGCGTAAAATTTGTAACCTTACCACTAGTCAATCTTTTTATGTTGGGAAAGGAAAACTGCCTACCTGATGGCGTTGTAAGCATACCTTTGTTCATAGCTTCTGAAGCCAATCGGGAATGCCATGCCTTAATTCCTTTGTACTTCTCTGTGAAGTGTTCGTAGTACTTAGCTTCTGCTTGTGTTCTGCCAAAGCCTGTAGCTCCATAGAGGGGTGCGAATGTGTGTGCTTTCGCATCTTGGCGAGAAGTCTGTTGACCCGCATCTGTAATAACTTTAGACGTATATGAGTGAACATCAAATCCAGTTTTAACTTCATCTATAGCAACTCCATCTTGTGATAAATAAGCAGCGACCCTAAACTCTAGCTGTGCAAAGTCAGCTTCAAGTATCTTGCCACCTTCCCAACGTGATACAAACACTTTCTTGACAGGGAATGTGCCACCTCTAGGCATGTTCTGCATGTTAGGGTCTGCTCCACTAAACCTACCTGTTGAAGTTCTATGTTGAAGTAATCTAACATGAAGCCTTCCATCAGGTTTCATATATGTGTTTATCCCTTGCACAAAAGAAGATAGGTATGTATCCAATGCAGATAGTCTTTGTAAGTCATGCAAAAAACTGTATGCAGAAATAGAATTTGTTCTCTTGGTGACATGCTGTAAAACTTCTAGCATCTTTTTGTTTACACTAAATCCATTTGCACTTACCCACTTAACTGTAGGTGCATTAAACTTAAGACCAGCTATTTGTTGAGTAGGATTAAAAATGTAGCCAAGGCTATTGCAAGTAGTGCACTTGGGTAATTTAGCATAAAGAGTTCCATCCTTTTTTACCTTTCTTATTGTACCTGTTCCATTACAATTGATGCACTTAATAGCTTTAGTTTTATAAACTACCTCAGTATGTTCTTCTATATTAGATTTGAACTCCTCTTTACTCATGTAAGGAACAAAGTGATTCATCCAAGTTGTTTTATCTTTAGGTTTTCTACTATATATAATCCAAGACATTTGTTCTGGACTATTTAGATTTATAGGAGTGTCACCCATAAGGTCATGAACTTGCCTATTCAATCTCTCTTCTATATCAGCTTTCTCTTTCTCAAACTCTTCTCTTACTTCATTCAACTTAGATGTATCAATAGTAAATCCTACTTGATAGATTCTAGCTAAAGTAAGAGCAACACGATTGGTTAATATAACTGTATTCATTAATCCTGAATACTCAACTGTGTTAAGCTTTTTGTATATAACATCGGATAGTTCTTGTGTAGCTTTTAAATCAGCAGATAAATAATCAGATAACTCTTGCTTAGGTATCTCATCAATAGGAACTTTGTTTTTAAAGTATTCCTTCATAGTATCTTGCTTTTTAGTATCCAAGTCATATCTATTAGCACATGCTTCAAGAGACAATGGTTCTTTGATTCCTCTTTGTAGAACATACTCACCTAACATTGTATCAAACACAGAGCCATCATACTTTAAGCCACACTCCCATAACCATAGTAAATCATGTACTATGTTATGACCTATGAGTATTGTTGCTTCATCTAATAACTCTTGAACACCTGTGAAGTCATCTCTAAATAAATATTCTTCACCTTTATCTGTTAAGCATCCTACCATAACAAGTTTATTGTTTGTCTCAAATGGGTCAAGATGTAATTTACCGTCTCTATGAGTTACAGTATTTTCGACATCAAGTGTTAGCTTCATATGATTTATCCTTGTATATATAATTGCACACAAAGTGCTGTAAATCTTTTTTGTGTTTATACCATTTAGATTTATTAACAGTTCTCCATGAGTTTGTAATAATACTAACAACAAATTTACCATCTATTAAAGCTAAACCCCTATCGTAATCTTCTACTACATTACATAACTTTATAAGTTGTATTAGCTTTTCAAATTTTTTAACTTTTCTACGATGCCTATTACTATAATAGTCTTTATGATAATTATTTTTATCACACAAGTCAGCTAATCTTTTTTCTTCTTCCATCCAAAACTCAAGGTCAGGTATATCTTCTTTAGTATATACATTCATTTCTTTGTCTATACTCATGCTGTATACCTAGCTGTTTTATAATCAAGATTACAAGTAATACTTCCATGCCATCCTGTCAACTTATTTTTAACAACATTTAAATGTCTCTCAGGACCTTCTTCATCTTGACCTTCTATTGGTGGGTTCTTAGCAATCAGTACCATGAGGTCAGCTTCTGCTGCTTTACCTGTACGTGAACCTTCCATCATTGACTGATTAAGTATAACTTTACCTTCGGCATCAGCAGATAGTTGAGACATGTAAAACATAGCACAATTATGTGACTTAGCTATCTGTCTTGCATATATAGCATTAGCTTTCAACGCTTCATCGGGTCTAGCAAAGCCACCTGTTCTAGCGAACTTGTCTCCCATATCAAGAACAACAATGTCAGGTTTGTAAGACTTACATACACTCTCTACCCATGCCATATCACGGTTAGATGCATCCTTAATTTCTATGTGCTTACGTACAGGATTATACAATTCATGTGCTCTCTGTGGATTATCTTTAACTTGATGCATTGTCATACCCGTGGCTGCAGTTAAGTATCTTGCTCCAACTCTATGAGGACCTTCCTCATTACAAAGTATTATACATCTAGCACCTTGATGTGCAAAGCCACCCGGGGATGCAATCAGAGAGGCATGAAAGGATGTCTTACCAGTATTAGGTCTAGCACCTACTTCAATCAAGTGTCCTGCATTTACACCCTCTATAACTCTAGTTAAACTAGGTATACTAAAGTTCCATTTAGCTTCTAAATCATTCTTAGAGAGTAGTGCATCAATACTAATATCTTCCCATTCTATATTTAGATTAGGAGTAAAATCATCACCATACTGCTCCAAAATATTACGAAGAGGTTCAAGTGTAGATTGAGCACCATTGACATAGTCAAAACCAAGATTAGCAATGTCTTCACCCACAACTTGTTGAAATAGTTTAGATAAAACTTCTTGTGCAACATCTTCTCCCATGGGTTGCTCACGTTTAATTTTATTGAACAAAGATGTGTATGCTTGTTTTTGTGCAGTAGTCATTGATGGATTGCCTGACATAAACAATGCCTCAATCTCATCAGGTGTTACTGTTCTCTCATAGGTAGACATTGCACCATCTAGTGCTTGTTTAATCTTCCTTACATCTTTGCTGAATAGACGGTCTGGACATTTAGCACCTCTATGCTCATCATAAAATGCTTTGTCCATTAAACTTCTTATTAGGGATAGTTCCATATTTTACTCCTTTGGGGTTAGGGAATATAAGTTATTCATATCTTCTTCATTTCTATATTTTAAATCGTCTTTTAGTCTAAGTACTTTTACTTGTTTAACGTAGTTGCGTAACTCTTTTGCAAACTGCATTATCTTCTCTAGTGCGTCAGGGTCTAAGGCAATAATTGCTGTTGAGAACTGTGATAGATATTGCTTGTGTGATTCCAATAATGATGTTCCTAGCACAG